GAGGCAGCGTTAATCTAATTGACAGCTACAAGGTCGCAATCAAAAAGACCGTTGAAGCTGAGGATATGGTGAACCTTAAATATCCAAGCCCTAAGTCACCTGTTTATGGTATGCCGCCAATCATGGCAGCAGCAAAAGCAACTGACATCGACAGAGAAAGCGGTATTTTTCAAAAGGTATCGTTAGAAAACCGCGGCTTGTCTGATATTGCAATCAAATTGCCTGAGGGCGCAACGACTGAGCAAGCTGAACAAGTAAGGGATAAAATAGCTGAAAATCAAACAGGCACGAAAAACGCAAGAAAGCCGATTGTTTCAACTGGTGAAGTTAAACAGCTTAACCAAACAGCGGCTGAGCTTGATTTTACTAACTCGCGCCGAGCTATATGGACGGAGATTTGCGCAGTGTTTGGCCTTTCGCTGTCTGTCCTTGGCATGACTGAAAACGTTAACTTGGCTAATGGTGAAGAACAACAGAAGCAGCTATGGGTTAACACAATTATTCCTATTCTTGATTTATTGAAAGACCAATTAAACCACCAGTTGACGCATGATTTTGGTGACGATATAGAATTAAGATTTGATTTGTCAAATATCGCAGCACTTCAAGAGGGTTTAGATAAAAAACTTACTAACGCTGAGAGACTTTGGCGCATGGGTATGCCACTTAACACGATAAACCAAGAACTAGAAATGGGTTTTAACGATGTTGAGGGTGGCGATATTGGTTATCTGCCTATGGGTATATTGCCCGTCGGTTATGAGCCGAGCGACGATGAAACAGCAGAAGAACAAGCGAAGTTTATGGCATTAATTGGTTACAATAAAAAATGAAATCAATAACGGGCTATTCAGCAAATGCAGAGCGCAACATTCAAGATAGAATGACAACAGCTATTAGCAAGCGGTTTGAAAGGCAATACAGACTAGAAATCGCTAAAACTATGATGTTATATGCTGAGAACGTTAGCGACTCGACAAAGTTTGCACAGATTAACGCAGAGCATAAAGCAGCGTTAGAAAGAATACTGCGCTCTAATTGGGGCGTAGCGTCTGACAAATTTGGCATGAGAATAATAAATGCTGTCAGAAAATCATACAGCAAGATTATGAGAAAAGATTTTTTTCAAGCTGACGACCAAATTGCAGCGACGCCAATTTATGATGCGGCTAGAATCGCATGGGCTAGCCAATACGCTGCAAAAAAAGTCACTGAGATAGCAGGAACAACCGCAGACAATGCCGCAGCAATAATAAAATCAGCAGTAAGCGAAAGCATAGAACAAGGCCTGAGCGAAGTTAATGCTGCTAAATTAATCCGCGAAAAAATGCTTGAAGATGGTGTGACCATTTCAAAATATAGAAGCCGGGTTATCGCAAGGACTGAGACGAGCATGGCAGCACAATCAGCGCAAAACGACGCAGCGAAAGCAATCCAATTACCAATGAAAAAGGTTTGGTCGTCTGATAAAACAGCAAGAGCAAGAAAAACACACTTAGCGGCAGATGGTCAAAGAGTGGGGTTAAACGACTATTTTATTGTCGGTGGTGAAAAACTATTACACCCATGCGACCCGGACGGCAGCGCTGAGAATGTTATTAATTGTCGTTGTGTAGAACTTTTCGAGCTAGACTTATAAACAAGTTATTAACAGATAAAAAATTAACTTGTGCATAACTTTCTAATTGTTTATAGTTTGCTTATTATTTGTTGATAACTTAAACTTATTAACAGTTTATTAGCGAGTTATACACATGTTAAAAAAATCAATTCAGTTTAAGAGTGAAGATGTTAATCATAGTGAGCGCATTTTTACTGGGTATGCGTCAACTTGGGACAAAGACCAAGGCAATGACATAATCGTCAAGGGCGCGTTTGCTAAGACGATTCAAGAGCGCGGCAACAATATCAAAGTGCTATATCAGCACGACCAACACCAGCCGATCGGCAAAGCGGTGACTTTAGAAGAAGATTCTAAAGGCTTATTAGTTACCGCAAAAATCAGTAAAACCAGACTTGGCGACGAAGTTTTAGAACTGATTAAAGATGATGTTATTAATCAAATGAGTATCGGTTTTTCAATTCCTAACAATAAATCGGAAGTTAAAAACGACATTCGCTACATCAAAGAAGTTAAGTTATTTGAATTTTCACCAGTTACTTTCCCTATGAACGAAAGCGCCATCATTACCGGCGTTAAATCTATGCGCGAGGCTCTTGCGCTAGGTCAAGTTGCAGAAAATGAAATAACAGAAGTGAAAGAATTGCTGAAAGATTTAACAGCACTATTCGCAGAAGTTAAGCCGCAAAACAAGCACTTAACAAACGAACAGCCGCAAGAGTTGCAGCAATTAATAGACGCAATCAAAACATTTAAACTATAGAGGGTTAAACCTATGGACATCGAAGAATTAAAAGCGCTGATTAAATCAGCAACAGACGAAGCGGAAAAATCACGCTTACAAGCAGAATTACGCATCAAGCAGCTTGAAGAAAAACAAGCTAAACAAGATGAAGCTTTAGCAGCGAAAGAAAAAGAAATTAAATCTTTCGATGAAAAGTTAATTCAAATTGAAAAAGAACAAAAACGCTCACAAAAAACTGACGAAACAGAAGTGAAATCTTTAGGTGAACTATTTGTTAAATCAGACGTTTTTGAAGTGTTACACAAGTCTAACCGTGCGAATGGCATTCCTGCTACATTTGAGCGCAAAGACATTACAAGTGGTGGCGCTTCTGCCGGTTCGCTTGTTCGCCCTGACCGCAATATGCGCGTTTACCAAAATCCGACACGTCCGACACGTATTCGCGATTTAGTGAACGTTTTACCGACAAGCTCAAACGCTGTTGAAATTATGCGCGAAAACGTATTTACCAACAACGCAGCAATGCAAGCCGGCGAATTAGCAGCTAAAGCAAAATCTGAAATTACTTACTCGTTAGAAACTTACGCAGTACGCACTCCAGCGCATCATATTGTTGCATCTCGTCAAGTGTTGTCAGACGCGCCAATGCTACGCGGTTTGATTGATGGTCGCTTGGTTTACGGCTTAGACTTGCTTTCTGATGCACAGTTATTAAGCGGTGACGGCACTGGCAACAACGTTAAAGGTTTATTAGTTGATGCTGGCGTTTCTGATGTTGGTCAATTACCAATCGGTACGGCTGCAGCAGATATTCCGTCAGCAATGATTGATCACATTCGTAAAGCTGTGACTCAATGCCAGCTAATGGAATATTATAACGTTAATGGTATTGTGTTAAATCCGCAGGATTGGGAAACGTTAGAAACTGCTAAAGCGACTGACGGTCATTATTTAATGATTAGCATGCCTCAAGATGGTTCTTCTGAGCGTATCTGGCGCATGCCGGTTGTGATTACTAACGCTATGCCAGTCTCTAACTTCTTGTTAGGCGATTGGACGTTAGGCGCGACGTTATATGACCGTGAATCTGTGTCTATTCGTGTTAGCGAATCACACGAAGATTTATTCGTTAAAAATGGCGTTGTGGTACTTGCCGAAGAACGTTATGCGTTCGCAATCGAGTTACCGAAAGCATTCTGTAAAGGCTTGTTTACAGTAGCGGTATAACATAAACGGGGCTTTAATTAGCCCCATTTTTAAAGGGTTTTAATGATGAAATATAGAGCACTAGCAACTTGTGCACATTTTAGCACTAACGATATTATCGAACTTGACGATATCAGAGCCAAAAACTTTTTATCAGCTGGATTGATAGAGCCTTTTAAAAATGACGTTGAGAAAGTTATTCCTGCAACTAAACGCAAAACGAAAACAGTTAAACCGAGCGAAACTAAATGACAGTTAAAGCATTATCTCAAGCAGATAGTCCAGTATCATCAAGCGATTTAGCGGCATGGCTGCGTACTGATGATACGAGCGACCCAATGCTTTCTGTATGTTTATCCGCTGCAACCAATGCGGTTATTGAGTTTTTAAAGCTTGATTTGTTGTCAAGAGATAGGCTTCTAACGTTAGCAGAATGGCCTACAAAAGGCACAAAAACTCACGGACTAGGCAGAAGCACAATAGAGTATTGCGACACTGTAGAATTGCCGTACACTAACCTGTTAAATGTTGACGGTATTGAGGTTTTTGGTGCGATAACTACTGACTACGAGATTATGCAGGGCAATCCTGCTAAAATTAGATTTACTCATACGTCAATAGCATACAACGACCAAGATCCGGCGATTGTTATTCAATACCAAGCTGGTTATGGCGCAGACTCAGAGTTAGTACCAGAAGCGATCAAAATAGCAATTACAATGTTAGCGGGTTATGTTTTTATGCACCGTGGCAGTTGTGACATGACGCAAGCAATGGAGAAATCAGGCGGCGG